GTTGTTGACTGCTCGACCAGCGAAGGGCTGGCCAACGCGAAGGAAGTTCGCGTCGACATCCGCGACGTGCGCTACGCCTTGGCAAACACCACGAAAACCGCACTCGTTCCCTACCAGCAGAAAGTCAAAGAAGCCCAGGCTCGCGTGAACCAGGTGAAGGAATTCGGCGAAGCGCTGAAGGATCGAGTTTTGGCCATCGAAGCACCAGTTGACGAAGCAATTAAGGCCGAAGAAAAGCGCGTAGCTGATGCCAAGGCCGAGCGTGAACGTGTCCAGGCTGAACGTGTAGAAGCTATCCGGGCAAAGATCAACCGCTTCAGCTCGGTCGCTGCTGCATACGCAAGCCGCAGCGCTGCTGATGTCGCAATCGTTCTGCAAAGCGTCAAGGAGTCGGTGATCCTTCCTGACGAATATGCCGAGTTCGAAGCTGAAGGGACCATCGCTCGAGACAACGCTATTGAGCAGCTGGAAACGCTGCACAAGTCTGCCGTCGAACGTGAAGAGGCTGCTGCCAAGTTGCTGGCCCAGCAGAAAGAGCTCGACGCATTGCGCGAGAAACAGCGAATCGCCGAGGCCGAAGCTGAGGAGCTGCGCAAGCAACGCGCCGAAGAAGACCGCCTGCGCTTGAAGAAGCAACAGGACGAACTGGACCAGCAGCGCCGCGACATGGAAGCACAACAGCGCCAGCAGCGTGAGCAGCAGGAAGAGCAGCAGCGCCAGCAGCGCGAACGCGATGCCCAGTATCAGCGCGACCAGGAAGAATTGGTCCGCCTGCGCGCCCAGGCCGCCGCTCCAGCAGTGGCTGTCGTTGCGTCCCCAGCGATTGCTGACCCAGCACAAGCGGCTGTAGCGGCAGTTGATCCGGCCCCAGCGGCAGACGCATTCGCCGACTCGAACATTCCAAGCGCCAGCGAAGTGGTCGAGGTCGTAGCCATGGCCTTCTGCGTCACCAATGACGAGGCCTCTGCCTGGCTGCGCGCCATGTCGTTCTAAAGCACCCTCAACCCACCCCGGAGGCCGGCCAGAGTCGTCGGCTATGGAGTAAGTAATGAACGCATCCACCCAGCTTTCCGCAATTTCGACGGATTTTGCGAGTCCGACTTCGCTGATCCTCAATCGCGAAAGCATGCAGTCGATGACAGACCTTGCCGCCATGATGGCTGGCGGGAAAACCGCTGTGCCTCAGCACTTCCGGGGGAACCAAGCAGATTGCATGGCCATCGTCATGCAGTCGATGCAGTGGGGCATCAGCCCCTTCGCCGTAGCTCAGAAAACCCACGTTACTCAGGGAGGCGCCCTCGGCTACGAGGCGCAGCTCATCAACGCCGTCGTGATTTCCCGAGCTCCTATCCAAGGACGCCCCGAATACGAGTATCTGGGTGATTGGGACAAGATTCTGGGTCGCGTGACCGAAAACAAGTCCGAAAAGGGTGGGAAATACTACACAGCGGCCTGGAAGAAAGAGGACGAACAAGGCCTCGGTATCATCGTTCGCTTGACCATGATCGGCGAGACCGTGCCGCGCGAGGTCAAGGTGATGATGACCCAAGCCTATCCGCGTTTCTCTACCCAATGGGCCACTGACCCCAAGCAGCAGATTTCCTACTTGGCCATTCGAAAATGGGCTCGGCTGCATGCCCCTGACGTAATCCTCGGGGTCTACACCAGCGACGAGATGCCGTCCGCCGAGGAAATAGACATCACGCCGCAGGATGGAAACCCATCAGCCGCATCAAAAAAGCCTGCCGACGTAGGTGCAGCAGCGGTGCCTCAGGGCGACACTACCGACGCAACCGCAGACTTATTCGAGAGCCTGAAAAAGATCGCCCAAGAGCAGGGAATTGAAGGCTACGAAAAGGCTTGGAAGGCGCTGAAACCTCAGCAGCGCGGCGCCATTGGCGTAACTCGTCATGGTGAACTGAAGACTATTGCGCAAACCATCGACGCCGAGTTCACAACTGTCAGCGAGAGCGCCGACGCCGCTGCCGACATCGAAAATCAGGACGATGCTCAATGAACGCCTCTGTAGACCTTCAGCGCACCGAGCAGTGGCACCAGGACCGCAGCGGACGACTCACTGCCAGCCGATTCAAGGATGTTGTTGCATGGGGCGACCGTGACAAACACGGCAAACGCAAGCCGCTTGCGGCCCGTACCACCTACATGCGCGAGCTGGCTTTTGAGCGCCTAGCCAACCGATCGAAACATTCGGTCAGCAGCAAGTCGATGGCGTGGGGCACCGAGGTCGAGCAATCCAGCCACGACTTTTACGAAATCCTGACCGGCAACAGCGTAATAAAGTCGGGGTTTGTAGTTCACCCAAAATACGACTGGCTGGGCTGTTCGCCGGACGGCTTGATTGGCGAGGATGGCGGCATTGAGTCGAAGTGCCCATTCAATGAGGCCGTCCACGTCCGCACTTGGCTCGAAGGGATGCCCGAGGAACACAAACCGCAGGTTCAGGGCTGCATGTTTGTCACGGGCCGGAAATGGTGGGATTTCCTGTCGTTCGATCCGCGCCAAGATGAAGACTGCCGCCTTTACATCGAGACCATTAAGCGTGATGACGAGTACATCGCGATGCTTCATCAAGAACTGGTCCAGTTCAATCTGGAGCTTGGGCGCATGGTCGATGAAGTCGCGGACAAAGCGCGGGCGCAAGCCCATAGATTAGGAGCCTGATCATGATCAGCAACCTGAAATACGACATTGAGTGCCGGCGCGATAAAGCGCAGGAGCTTTCCAACAAGGTCGCGCAGCATCTAGCCACTGGCGGGCGGTTTTCCAGAGAAGAACCCGCTGAAATCAATCCACCACCCGCCGAGCGTTCGACAAAGGTCGACCCAGCGACCGTTCTGAAGCGGCGCAAGCCGGCTATCTCGGCAGTTGAGCGCAAAGCTCTGCGCAAAATGGCGGGCTCATTATGAGCAAGCGCAAACCACATAACCTCAAAGCTCGGGTGGACCGGTCCTGCCGGGCACTGCTGACCACCAATCACGTCGCGGTGGTGAACATCGACCCGAGCGGCCGGCAGGGCATGATCAATTACAAGTCATTGAAGAACATCGCTCCGGGAAAGATCGGGCAGACCGTCTGCGGCATCGCACATCGCTGGACGATTTACCTCAGTGCGCTCTGCATTGATGCTCGCGGCGACCGTTACACCAAGTCGGTCGAGGTCGCGCCGGACGGCGTTTACCTCTCCGACCATCTGGAGGAAGTGATCGAGCACTGTTACAAGCAGCTGCGCGACTCGGCCAATCAAAGCCAGATGGTTGCTTCAGGCTGGATCGCCATCCCCGACGCCCTATCGCTGGACGAAGCTCACGCGGCGCGGATTTTCGAAGCGGTCGGAGCCTGGAATCAGGTCAAGGTTGCAGCGTGAGATGTTTCCGCACCCAACAACGCAAACGACAAACTTGGCTGGCGCTGCCGGCCAGCGGCATAGAAGAGGTTGTCCATGGCCAAAACTGGAAAAGAGCGATCAGCGAAGGCCGCCGAGAAGCGGATCGAGTTCGACGAGAAGGAACTGCGGCATCGGTGCCGGCTTGGAACGCGGCAGAAGCTGGAAGAGCTTATGACCTGGAACGAGGACACCGAACAAGCTTCAGTGATTGTGCGCGGGAGGCGTTGAAAGCGCGCCACGAAATCGTGATTAGCGAAAACGTGGCGCGCGAGTTTCGAAATCAAAGCATGGTGGAACTGAAGCGTGATCCTGGCGACGAGATTATTGCTCCGACTCAAACATTAACCTACAGCTGATAACTGCACTTTGAGTTGCGGATATGCCAAAGTTACGCTGCGCGGTTCCACCTTGTAATGAAACATAGCAGTACCTTTTTCATGATCGGCATTCAAAAACTCAACTGCTAGCCAGCCGTCTATCACCTCATCATCGTCATTGAATTTGACTCTAAAGCTCGTTGATTCATTTTTGTTGAGTACGTGAAGCGAGCGATTGAGTTCTGACAACCTTGATCCAAAATCGAATTCTAATCGTGTGACAGCATGCCCAAGGTTTCTGATATTAAAGTCTAACTCATGCTCTTTGCCGGAATGAGAACCTCCCCCTCCGTCCGCAACAAAAAAAGGTTTGATTTCCTTAGCTCTCATTTGCCTGACCGTTTTAAGATTTTCCAAATCTGCTTCAACTTGAGCTCGGGTCACCTCAACCAATTCACGCTGCTGATCTACGGAGTTTTTGAGCTCCTGCGCTTGAAGCTGCAGCGCATCAGAACTGAGTTTCAATTCACGACCTTGCTGCAAAAATCCTAGCACCAACCAAAGGAAGGCAACAGGCCCGAACGCCCCAGCAAGGAAATCTCCTAATTCGTTCAACTCCAGCTTAAGAAAGCCATCAAACTTAAATACAACCGTCGTCGCTATTATTAATAGGTAGATAGCGGTACCCAAAACTCCCCAAAATTCCAATTTTTTCGCCACACGCTTCTCCTTGTCCTGGCCCCATGCCGGCCACTCGTAATACTCCAACCAAAACCTAATTGCCACCACCGATCACGGAGGGCGGCGCCTACCTGAGGTATTCGCAATGCCAGTTCTCCACAGCGCAATTCACAAGATCGACAAGAAGCCTGACGGCACTCCGGCCGTTCTGCATCTTGGCAACGTCGAGCAGGTCGAGAGTCAGGCCCGCGACGATTTGATGAGCCAGCTCAACGAAAGCTACAACGCCGCGACCGGCAAAGGCTGGGGTTTCTTCCACGCTGAATCTGGCGCGTACCCACTCAGCGGCTGGCTCGCCAAGTACCTGGCCGGCGACTTCGACTTCCTCGACTTCAGCGTCACCGCCGTCGAGCATCTGACCAAACTGATGGAAGAATCGAACCTGACCACCGGCGGGCACGCCCTCTTCTGCCATTACCAGCAGGGCTTGACCCAATACCTAGCCATCGCCCTGGTGCAGGAAACCGAAGCGGTGACCATGACCGAAGAACTGCACCTGATGACGGTAAAGCGTCTGGACCTGGATCACATCCGCCTTGCTGCGCGCATCAACCTCAGCGAATGGAAGAACAACCCCAAGTCCCGCCAGTACATCTCCTACCTCAAGGGTAAACAGGGCCGCAGGCTCACCGAGTATTTCCGCGACTTCATCGGCGCGCAAGAAGGCGTCGACGGCCCGAGCGAGACCCGTATGCTGCTGAAGGCTTTCAGTGACTTCGTTGAGAGTGAAGATCTGGGAGAAGAGTCGGCCCGGGAGAAAACGCACTCGTTGGTGAGCTACTCCCTGGCCCAGGCCAAGTTGGGCGAATCGATTACGGTCGACGAGCTGTCCGAAGTACTCGACGACGATCAGCCGACGTCATTCGCCAACTTCATTCGCGCCAAGGACTATGGCCTCTCGGACTCCATTCCGCCGGACAAGAAGACACTGAACAAATTCCGTCGATTTACCGGGCGCGCCGAGGGCCTATCGATCAGCTTCGAGCAGCACCTCCTAGGCTCGAAAGTAGAGTTCGACGCTGCCGGTGGCACCCTCACGCTGCGCGGGCTTCCAACTCAGCTCACAGAACAGCTCAAGCGCGCAGCGGCCTAGAACATTCACCCTTTACTGTGCTCCTGGGATGACGGACCTTCCTTAATCCCCCGCGGGCCAGCAATGCCCCAGACGATCAATCCTATTACCGGGAAGACGATCAAACCTATAGCCCAACCGGCCTTCACGCCGACAGCCTTGTCGCTGCGGAACACGCTGATGATTGCCCACAGATCGACCAACAAAATTACAACCGCCATGGCGATCGCGAAATAACTGACTGCTTCTGACATGTCTTGCTCCTCCTATAGATAAAATTTAGGCAGGGGCAGCGCGGGGTTGTTCAAAATATGGCAATGCACCCGCGAACAGAGGCTGGCACCTCTCCGACTTACTCCATAAGTCCGCGCGGCCGGCCACGCACGCTGATCGTCTCGAAAGCTCTCGCTAATGACCATCAGATATTCGGTGATTGCCACGGCTTGGAGGAGTGGCAGAAGACGGTGTCGACTTTCATCATCAATATGGCCGCTGCAACCGCCGAAGACTCCGCACGCTTCGCTAGCATGTCGCGACCGAAATTGGTGATTAAGGAAAAGTGGTCGCGGCAGCTTGAAAACTTCGCCGCGACCGGCGTCGATATCTGAATCGACTTTATCCGTGGACGGACGCTTATGACTCAGTATGGATAGTCAATTCCATCAAGCCATTCAGCCAAGTTCTTCTTTCCAAAAAAATGAGGGTGTTCAGGTTTGTACTCCGCTGCTTGCTTACCTGATAACGGGCCGTTACCGAAACCAGTTGCGGGGTTGTAGCCAGCTGAAGAATTTGTATCGATTGTGAAACGCTCTAAGGAAACACCTGGATGTTTGCGCAGGTAAGCCCTGAACGCCATCAAAGCCGGCACCACATGATTTAACCAATCTTCCACAGGCTGGTCGGCAGTCCCGAGCTTTGGATAACGATATGCAGTTCCGCCTAGATTTTCCCAGCCGAAACGCTCAAACATCGCCTTCAGTCGGGAGTGATCGTTCTCGTTGTATTTGGTCAAATCAAAAGTAATTACGACAGACACGGCAGCTCCCTCTAGTTAAACCGGCCTCATGCCGGTCACCCGTAATACCCCAACCCAAGCCAAATTGCCACCACCGGTCACATAGGTCGGTGCCTTACTGGAAATCACTCATGACATCACTGCACCGGTCATCCGCTACCACGGCGCCAAGTTCCGGCTTGCGCCCTGGGTGCTGCAGCACTTTCCACCGCACACCTGCTACGTCGAGTCGTTCGGTGGCGCCGCTGGCGTGCTGATGCAGAAGCCTCGCTCGTATGCCGAGGTATACAACGACCTCGACGGCGACATCGTGAACCTGTTCCGCGTGTTGCAGGATCAGAATTCGCGATCGGGCCTTGTCGAACGCCTGGTATTCACGCCCTACTCCCGCGAGGAATTCGAACTTTCTTGGGAGCCAAGCACCGAGCCGATTGAGCGGGCGCGCCGGACGATAATCCGCGCGCAGATGGGCTTTGGTTCCGCCGGCGCCACCAAGGGCGTCACCGGCTTCCGTATCGACACGAAGCGGCAGTACGGCACAGCCCAGTCACTTTGGGTAACTTACCCTGAACAGCTCGCCGAGGTTGGCCAGCGTCTGAGCGGCGTCCTAATCGAGAACCGTCCGGCGATTGAGGTAATAACTGCTCATGACGGACCTCTAACCCTTCACTATGTGGACCCGCCCTACGTCCACGACACCAGGTATAAAGGCGCGTCGAGCGGGCGGTACTACAAGCACGAAATGGACGACGCTGCGCACCGTGATCTGCTTGGCACTTTGCTCGAGCTAGAAGGAATGGTCGTGCTTTCGGGCTACCCCAGCGACCTCTACTCGGAGCTTCTACCCGGATGGGCCAGCTACAGCACTTCCGCACGCATATCCGCAGCGCGAGGCACCGCCAGCCGAACCGAATGCATTTGGCTGAACCCGGCTTGTGTCGATCGTGTCAGTCAGATCGGCTTGGATCTTGGTGAAAAAGCATGAGCTGTCAGCAAGCTTCTTGGCCACCTTCAAAATCCTGGTAGCCCGCCAACTCAATGATCTGCCGCAGGCAAATGACAACCTCCAGCTTCTGCTTGTCGTCCGGGATACCCAACCGCTTCAGCATCCTTTGAGCGTCTTCCTCGATCGCCGCGAGAGCGTCGATATCGCTTTGCATTCTCATATTGGCCTCCTGCCAGTTTGAATTCGAGATTCATATAAACCACTTCACGCCAGCCGGCGAGGATCTTCTATGTCCGCACTGCACAAAAAACCTCAGCTAACACAGGGTCAGCCAAGCATGGGTCTGCCGTTTCAGAAAGAGCTGGTGGTGGACTTGTTCGCCGGCGGTGGCGGCGCGAGCACCGGCATTGCCCGGGCGTATCGTGAGCCGGATGTCGCGGTGAACCACAACCCAATCGCCCTGGCGGTTCACCGCGCCAACCACCCGCAGACGGCCCACTATGTCGCGGACGTGTTCGAAGTTGACCCGGTGCTGGCCACCGGCGGGCAACCGGTAGGCATCCTTTGGGCCTCGCCCGACTGCCGTCACCACAGCAAGGCCAAGGGCGGCGCGCCACGCGATCGCGGTGTACGCGGCTTGGCTTGGGTCGTTGTCCGCTGGGCACATGCCACCCGGCCGCGCTTGATGTTCCTGGAGAACGTCGAAGAGTTTTGCGACTGGGGCCCGATCGATGAGGAAGGCCAGCCGATCAAGGCCGAGCGCGGGCGCACGTTCATGTCATTCATTGCAGCGCTGAGCACCGGCCTTGCCGCCGATCACCCGGACATGCCGGAGATTCTTGAATCAATCGGCGAGTTCGTTCCCGTGGAAGCGCTGGTGCGCGGCTTGGGCTACAACGTCGAGTGGCGCGAGCGCATCGCGGCCAATGCCGGCGCGCCCACCATTCGCAAGCGTCTGTACCTGGTGGCGCGCAGTGACGGCAAGTCAATCGTCTGGCCGGCGGCCAAGCGCCACAAAACGCCTACGGCGAAACAGCAACCTTGGCGCACCGCCGCCGAGTGCATCGACTGGAGCAATTTGGGAAAGACGATCTTTCGCGACAAGCCTATGGCAGTGAACACCATGCGGCGGGTGGCCAAGGGATGCTGGCGGCATGTGCTGAGCAGCGTGAAGCCATTCATTGTCCCGATGCGCGGCACCTCAGCGGCGCACACCAGCACCCACGGTACTGATGAATCGCTTTCGACCATCAGCGCCGGCGGCACGCATCACGCCCTGGTGCAGCCAGTCGCCGCGCCATTCCTCACCGAGTGCGCCAACGGCTCAGCGCAGCGCAACTTTAGCTCGGTCGAGCCGCTGCGCACTCAGGTAGCGCAGGTAAAGGGCGGGCACTTCGCGTTGGCCGCCTGCCACCTGACTCACCTCACGCACCACGGCGAACGCAGCGGGTATTCCCCGGATGACGCTTTTCGCACAGTGACCGGCGCTAACCGCGGCGAACAAGCGATCGTTAGCGCGCACATGACGACTTTCGGCCAGAACGCCGTCGGCAGTTCGCCGGACGAACCGACCCAAACGGTACTGGCGGGCGCGGCCCGACACGGTGTCGTTGCAGCATTCTTCGAGCAGGCGAACGGCGGGTTTTACGATGGTGATGACCGCGCTGCCGATTCGCCGCTCTCGACTATCTGCCAGTCCGGCGCCAACCAGCGCTTGGTGAACGCCTACCTAGTGAAGTACTACGGCAACGAGAAGGATGGGATATCGCTCACCGAGCCGATGCACACCCTACCTACAAAGGATCGGGTCGCGCTGGTGGAGGTCGTGCAGGTGCCGGACACACTTACGCCCGAACAGATGGAAGGCGCCCGGCGGTGCGCCGCGTTCATGCACGAGCATCTACACGAGCACTTCAAAGACCCGGCCGAAATGGTCATGGTCGGCGGCTATGTTCTGGTGGACATCACCCTGCGCATGCTCCAGCCGCCTGAACTGAAGCGCGCCCAAGGCTTTCCCGAAAGCTACATCATCGATCGCGGGCTGTTCGTCGACCCGGCAACCGGCGCTGAGCAGTGGCTGCCGGTCAACAAAACGAATCAGGTTCGACTGATCGGCAACAGTGTCTGTCCTGACGAAGCAGAAGCACTGGTCGCTGCCAACGCCGTCGACATCATTGAGCTGTACCAGCGTTTGGCAGCTTGATGCGCTGGCCGCTAAACGAAAGCCAGTAACTCTCAACAGCTCCCCGGCGGGATGCCATCTTTATTGAAGTCCTTGAGCCGCTTTTGCTCTTCTTCAGTGGAATGAGCAGGAGTCGATTGATCCGGCACTTCTTCCTCTGGCAGATCTTTTTTTTCTTCAGTCATTGCTCTGTCCTCTTGGTCATTGCTCTTTCGGCAGCGGCCGGGACTGGCAGTTCCAGATTTCAACTTCTCAAAGCCCGGGCATGTCCCGGCGTAGGACGCCCCATGCCCACAGAAAACAAAATCGCTGAGCCGGGACCGAGCTTAGCAACGGGACACCATCTCGACGCTGCGATGTGGGCCGACTTCGTCCAGCGCCTGCGCCATGACTGCAAGGGGAAGCGGGTCCACGATCATTGCACCGCAGATGCCATCTTCATCGTTGAGGCCCGCCGCATCGTCTCCGGGCTGGACATGGACTACACCGACAAGCGCCTGGTGTATTGGGACAGCGGCGAGTCAGTGGCGTACTCGGTAAAAGAATACTGGGATGGCCTGTCCAGCTACCAGAAAAGCCAGCTCAATAAAAAGATGCAGGCCTGGTCGGAATGCCAGTTCATGAAAGCCGGCGAAGACGATCAGTGGTACGTGCTCGGCGAACTGGAGGAACACAACGTCACGGGCTGGGACGATCGCTGGGAATACATCAACGCCCACTTCACCCACGCTGCCGCCGAAGCATTCATCAAACGCAAGAAGCACGACTACCGCGATGGGATGCGGGTCTACGTCGAATCGCAGTACTACGCCTGGGAGTTCAACGCCATCAAGGAAGCGATCCTCGACGGCACGCTGACCTACACGCCGAAGGTGGCCGCATGAAGCGCATCTACCTCAGCGGGCCAATGACCGGCCTGCCCGGCCTTAACTTCCCCGCCTTCGCCGCAATGACCGCCAGCCTGCGCGCCCGCCATGATGGCGTGCGACACGATGCTCACGTTGTGCGCCTGACAGAAATGCAGCACGGCCGCTCTGCGACTATAGTAAAAAATCCAAACACAAACAGGTGGAGTTTCCTATGAAACGATTAGGTCTGTTTATTGTAGCTTTCGTTATCGCGTCACCGCTTTTTGCTGCAGAGGATTTATGTGCAGTCAACTTGCAAAAAATTAGTGACTTGAAGCAAACAGCAGTGATGGGACAACCACAGCTAGGCCAAATTCAGCAGGATAGAATGGAGGCGGAGAAGGCACAGAAGGCTGGAGATAAAGAAAAATGTATCGCGCTGACGAACAGAGCGCTGAAGAAAATTAAAGATATACAGAGCAGGAATTAGGAAAAAATGGGCCGACACGATCGGCCCATTTTTTTCAATAACAAAACTAGCAGTTGGCCAGCAAGTCTCGGCGTTCGCGGAATTTGTTTCGTGTTCTCACCTATTGCGATAAACCCTTGGGGCGGGGCTATTCAGCGTCTCCCGCCACCGAGCAAGGTCAGCAATCAGCCGAAGCCCGTCTTCCGCCTCGGCATCCAGTTTTTCACCAGGAAGGCTGAGCAGTCGAACGACCTCGTCGCCGATCAGCCGCAAAGCCTGAACATCGGTTTTCGTCCTCATCGCAGTCACCGCTCAGCGTCACCCAGCTTCAACAAATACCCCACTTCCACGAATCACGCCAGCCGGCGATCCGGTTATCGCACTGAGGTCTGGTCGGTGATATAACCCGCCAGTTCAATGATCTGTCGCAAGCAAATGACAACCTCTAGCTTCTGCTTGTCATCGGGTATACCCAACCGCTTCAGCATCCTTTGAGCGTCTTCCTCGATCGCCGCGAGAGCGTCGATATCGCTTTGCAATCTCATGTTGGCCTCCTGCCAGTGTGAGTTGAGGAGATTGATACATCACTTGGTGACTTGCCGGCCAGCGGAATTGAAGAGGTAAGCCATGGCAGCCGCGCAGAAAGATCGATCGGCAAAGACTGCGGCGAGGCGAAAGACTCGCGGCGAGGAAGAAATCAGGCTGCACTGCATGGCCGGCACCCGCCAAGCACTGGCTGAGCTGATGGCCTGGAGCGGCATCGAGGAACAGGGCGAGGCGATTACCCTGATGATTCACCATTTGCATGAACTTGGTCCGGCGGCGCGCTGCCGCTGCTTAGTCCACCGCGACACGTTATTGAGCTATCCAAAAACGTGTCGCGCGCTTTTCACCGGAAGAGCCTGCAGATGATTCAGAAAGAGCCGGGGGATGAGGTGATCAACCCGCGGATCAGTCCTTTTTTGTAGGCTTAACAGCAGGCATAGGGACCTTGATCTGCATAGGGGGCAGATTGCGTTCATTCACTTGCGGCCGGCCGTCGGGCTTAGTGCCTGAAGGACGATTTACTTTATCGGTCATATCAAACTCCATAGTGGGCTGTGAAATATTCAGCTGCCTGGGTCGACGCGTTAAGCATTCTGCCCTTGCGCACTGGTATTACCATGCTTCCGAATTTATCGGTCATGATTTTTTGTTTCTGCTCCTTGATGTCGTGCCTAGCCTTATTTACCTGCTTATCCGACAGAGCGCCTTCTGCTACGTCAAACCACCCTCGCTCTGCTTTATCCGCGAGCGCGCCCATCGCCAGTGCCGAAGCACCTAATGCCTTAATGCGGGCTTTGAACGGCATCAGTAAAGACAACACCGAAATGACCTGAGAAACCGCTATAAGTGAGGCCCATACCTTAGGGTATTCACTCCAAACCGCCCACGCGCCTATCGCCCCGCTGGACACCAAAGCCAAAAATATCCTGAACCCGAGATCCCACCGCTCAGAGCTCAGTTGATAAAGCACCAAGTAGTTCTGGTGAGCCCTGACACCAACCATCTCGTTCCAATACTGCTCCTGGTACATCGCTGAACTTCCTGATCGGCTTATGCCGCTCTCACAAATACTCCACTTCAACGAATCACGCCAGCCAGAGAGGCAGGCACACGCTCGGAGATAACCTATGAGCACTTTTGCAGTGTTTGGAATGACCCTTGATGTCGCCATGGCCGAGGCCAGGAAGACTGTCAAAACCACCCGGCCCGACCCAAAGCGTCCCGGCCACAAGATTGAGCTCTCGGTTGATGACTGGCTGATCAAGGTCACCCAGAAGGCCGAACAGATCATGGGGGGGGTCAGGGTAAAGCAGCTCAGCCCACTCTTCGACGCACCGCAGTATGCAGAGCACTTCATTGAATTGGCACGCAAGGGCGGCAAGTGTCGCGACATGCGGATAAAGCCAAGCGCACGCTGGTCGACGCCCAGGGCGAACCGATCATCAACCCGAACACGAGGGCGCCCCGCGTGGGGTTTTCGGAGTGGCCGCCGAACCAGGAAAACTAGGAAGCGTTGAAATCAGCACAGCACTCAAGAACTTTGCACAGCTTAGGTTCAGGTGTGACGCACTTATTTTTTTCCTGCAGTTAGAAGCCCAAGAAAAACGCCAAGACACAACTTAGCCGCATCAAAAAACCACGCACTCGAAGCATTCACAGATGCCTTATCTGGTATCAGGCACAACACCCCTGCAACTGCAAACACCACCATGACAACCACTACAACAACAGCAATCCAATTATCTGCCAACTTAATTGAAAGATACTCCGTCACTGTAGCCTCAGCACCATTTCCAGAAGCTATTGTTTTACGAGACTGAGCATATGTATTCCATTCTTTCATTCTAAAACCCCCATCCAGCCGGAGCCTCATAGAATGAATAGAAAAGCAAATAGCTTGGCGCCTGAGAGCTGCGCTCAAGGTGAAATATCATTTGAAGCTCAATATTATTCATACCAACAATACTTATTGGCTGGGGAATACCACTTCTACCGTTACGAATACTATTAAAAAACCTCACCGCTACGGAATTATTAATAATCTCGTTCACTTCAGCCGTGA